ATGGAGATGCAAAAACTAGAAGATATGTAAAGGCACAACTGTCCTTAGATATGCTTGATGTATCAGAAATCATTAGTATTAAAAAAAGAATGAAGGTTCTAGTTCGATACTTTAAGGAAAGACCGCTTTGTCGACCTAGAAATGCTAGTGCAGTACAAAACGCTTTTAAAATGTGTGTATTAGCTTCAATATCTACGGCTCAAAGTGAGGTAACTCAAATGGCGAATTGCGAACTAGATGATATATTTCTTAACGCTAGCTGGAGTAAAGATACTGATGAACTAGAAATTCAAACTGGTATTCATAAAAAGCTTGGTCGTAAAAAAGCTAAAGTAATTAGTGATTTGTTAAATATTGCTTTAACACATCATTTACTTAAATTTAATAAACTTAGTAAAAAATACGATACACCAATAGCTAATTTTCTAGAAAGAGTAAAAGACAAAAAGCATCCATTAATAGAAAAAATGGAATCTCAATCGCCATCTGATGATGTAGAATATGATAAAGAGACTGAAGCTATGTTGAGTATGCTAGAATGGGACAAAACAATAAAGGGGCAGGCGTAAAACACGAGTTGTTATGGATGGGAAAGTAAATTATTGCGATATTAATCTGCTTTCCCTCCCCTTTTACAATAAAAAAAGGAGTTATAAATGGGATTATTTGATAATGCTAAATTAGTAAAGGTCATAGATGGTGGCGATATGGTATGTTGTGATTATTGCAATGGCCCTTATGGAGATAATGAAAATGGTGGAATTATCATTGGTGGTTCTGCTATTTGTCAAGAATGTTCAGATAAATATGGTTATGAAGCTAAAAATAGTGATGAAATAGAATTTGTTATGGATAAAGAAAAAACTTTTACTGAAAACGTACTAGAATATAGGAAAAAAATGACAGGTTCTACAAGTGCAATTACAAAAATTTATACTATGTAATAATATATATCTATTATAGCTATGTAATATATATATATATTGTTTTTTATGTTTTTAAAAATAATATATATCTTCTATAGCTATTATATATATATATATAAATATAATACAAGTAAAAAAACTTGATTTTTTTAAAATAAGTTTTGTAATTATGAATAATTTTGATTAATATCCAATATGGAAAGGTTAAAAATAATGAAAGAATCAAAACAATGTACTTTTAAATGCTCGAAAGAGACATGGAAGCAGTTTAAACTAATTTGCTTAGTAGATAACGTATCATGTCAAAATAAATTAAATGAGTTGATAGAAGATTTCATAGGCAAGAAAAAAAATGGAAAGAAATTTAAAAACAATATACAACGAGTATCTGCTTCGTAAGAACGACCATCACGTTGCTGTAAGGTATCGTGATAAGTCTTGGTATCATAGTAGCAGTGCTGGACTTTGTGCTAGAAAACATTTCTATTCCTCCGTAAAGCAAGTTGAAGGTACGCCAGTAAATGACACTACTCAGCGTATCTTTAGACTTGGTAACTTAGTTCACGAAGATATACAAGATGCTCTAACATGGTATGCCCAAGAAAATGGATTGCCGTTGTTAATAGAAAAAGAAATTTATCTTGAAGATTTAAATGTACGTGGTTACATAGATTTAGCATTATTAGATGTTGATGGTAATAATCATGTGCTATACGATATAAAAACTTGTAATGAATGGAAATGGAAAAGTTTATTTGGTAAATACGGAGATGGAGCACCATCAATGAATTATCAATTACAACTAGCGACTTATGGAGTATGGGCTAAAAGACATTACGAATTAGATAGCATTTCTATGAAATTATGTTATTACAATAAAAATACAAGCGTTATGAAAGAAATTGATGTATCAGAAGAATATCTAGATGAAGCTGTAATCTATTGGAACAGAGTTAATTCCCTTATACGGGATAAAAAAGACCCGTATGTGAAACAGGGTCTGCCTCCAGAATTAGAGCTCGGTATTACCCCTGTATATGAATGGGAATGTAATAAAAAATACTGTCAATTTTATGAACCATGCGGGGGTGGAATAAATACATGAAGAAAAAAATTAATAAAACAACTCCAGATTGTTTAGAACAGGAGCGTATGGAATATCAAATTTTTGTTCAGGATTATACTTTGGAATATCTTTTTCAAGATGTAAAAAAATTAATCAAACAGTTTCCTAACGATATGGAATTAGGAGCTGCGATTAGAGAATTATTTAGGGTGTAAAAATAATATAACAATCTTTTTATAAAAGAAGCTGTTAAATGGATTTTGGTTTGGCGACCCGCAGTTATGCAATCACCCTAAATAAAAAAGGAGAGTCACTATGTTTATACTTACAATATCAGAATGGATAGCAAATTTATTTATACTATCTATATCATTGTTTTTAATGCTTTTATCATGTTTAATTTTAGTTATTTTATTAGATGGATTTACAAAATGGGCTGAGAAAAAATATGAACAAATCAAAATAGGGAGTGTAAAATGAGATATTATTGGGAAGCTTTGTTTTCTGTAGAATATTTTCCATATTGGGAATTTACTATGTTAATGATATTAGCATTAAATCTTAGTGTCCTATGGAGAATAAATAGAATAGAAAACATAATCACAAATAAATAGTATGTTAGACTTAGATAAAATAAGCGACATAGTATTTTCTGGAGTAGACAATGGAGATTACCCAGATTATAGTGATGCTTTTGTTGAATCCGCTATGTATAAAGATAGAGAAATGAAAGAAGATGAACTTGTAGAATTGCAAGATAAACATCATGAGTATATGTGGAATAAATTAATGGACACAGAGCCATGGATGAAAGGTTTTGATTTATGACAATGGAAGACTTGTTAATACTCTGCATACTATTAATGTTTGTCAGAGATGTAGTACAACCAAAAAAAGGAGACAGTAATGCCAAAAAAGATAAACAAGAACATGGAGTTGTGGGAGTCAGTAGAAACGACAGACCCGCAATACACAACAAAAGTAAATCAAAGAGGGGGATTCACAGCAATAGGAGCTCAGTCTCAACTAAGAACAGCGACTAAAATATTTGGCCCAATGGGTTCTGGATGGGGAGTTAAAACAGAGCACATTGATAAATGGGAAGATGTAGGATTAGTAATTTATATGGCTACTCTATGGTACAAGGTAAATAAGGAACATGGAAAGGATGTTGAGTGCTATATTCCTATTCACTCATCTATAAAATACAATAATAATGGTAGAGTTGATGACGATTTTATGAAAAAAGTTGCTACAGATGCTCTTACGAAAGGACTTTCTAAGTTAGGATTTAACGCAGATGTATTTATGGGCAAATTTGATGACAATAAATATGTTAATTCTCTCACTTCTCAGAGCTCAGGTCAGGATATAAATCAGGATTTAAAAAAAATGGTAACTAATGCAACAAAAGGGCTAAGTGATGAAGATAAAAAGAAAGTTCTTTCAAACTTGAACAAAGTAAATACAATAAATCTTAATTCAATTTTAAAAAGAATTGAGCAAATGAAAGATTCTTATTAATGGCTAATATTGATGACTTGATGGATGATGTTCAATCTGATAGTGAAGTTTACTATGATGAAAAAACACCTATTGAAAATATTGCATCAGGCACATACGAAGCACGTATTGTAGGTCTTACAAGAAAACTTAATCATCGTACAAAAAAAGGATTTGATTGCGATATGTATTGGGTTAGATATAGAATTTGTAATGACTCTCCAACATTTGCTAATAGATTAATAAGAGATGATGGTCAATTTAGATACCGCTCAAAAAATTGTAGAAATAGAAATATTTACTACAAAAAGTTCTTAGATAAATTAGGAATTAGCTTGTCTAAAATTGAGGTAGATGGTAACTTGAGATACTCGCTTCCATCAATATCAGAGGACATGGTTTTAGGAAAGAAAACTCTTATTAATGTCTATGTATCAGAATGGAATGATTCGAGAGGTTATCATAACGAACCAGTCGCTAAGTTAATCAAAGTGATAGAAAGTAAATAGTGAACTTTCTTGCATATTATTACAATGATGTATATAATTTGTTAAAAAAATCAGATAGGGTTATGAAGTTAAATGATATTAATAAAATAATTGTTAATGCTGATATTGATTTTGAACATTTTATGCCAAGAAAGTATAAAGAAAAAATGATAGTATTTAAAATTAATGGTGAAAAATATGTATTTGCACCAAAAGAAACGGAAAATAAATGAATCAATTAGCACCACATAGTTTAGAAGCTGAGAGATTAATATTAGGTCAAGCCATGGTTGATAACAAAGTTATTGACCAAATATCTCAGTACATACCAGAGGAACAAGTATTTTATAATTTAGGGCATCAAGATATATGGAAATGTATTTTGTCTTTGCATAGGGATGGAGCTACTGTTATAGACCCTGTCACCATTATGACTCAAATGCCAAAGAAAACAAACTTAGAGTCTCCAAGTTATTATTTAACAGGGTTAATGGATGAAGTACATACTACAGGCAACGCAGAACATTATGCTAAACTTGTATATGAAAAATGGTTATTGAGAAAAGTAATACAAAAATCAAAGAAAATTGAAAAGGTAATGGATTTAGATGGAGATGGAGCCTATCAAGCTTTGCAAAGATTAAACAGGGAAGTTGAGGATATACTAAATTTAAGAATTAGACAAGACTTTGACCTCAATAATTTAGTAGAGGATACTGTTAAGCATATGACAGTAACCGATAATATTATTCCTTTTGGTTATAAACCATTAGATGATTTAACTGGCGGTATGACAAAAGGAGAGATAACTGTTGTTGCTGGTAGACCCGGACACTTTAAATCAACTATGACAATCAATGTAGTTAGCAATCTATTAAATAGAGGATTAAATGTATTAGTTTTTAATCGTGAAATGTCTAATGTAGAAATGATGAAAAAGCTAATGATTATTGAAAGTCAGACTTTATCATATCATACAATGAGAATGGGTAATTTTAGCAAAAAAGATAAGGAAGAATTAGATAAATCTAAAAATAAGATTACTGAAAAATACAAAAGTCTTATTATGTATGATGATGTATTTGATATTGATAGGGCTATGAGAGAAATAAGAAAGCATAGACCAGATGTAGTAGTAGATGATTACATAGGATTAATTGATGTTATTGGTGTTGATGATAACAGATTAAGAATTGATAATATTATGAAACAATATAAAAGAGCAGCTAAAACATATGACATGGCAGCTGTACTTGTATCTCAATTAAACAGAGCGTGTGAAGATAGGTCTAACAAGAGACCAATACTTAGAGACCTTCGTGATTCTGGCTCTATTGAACAAGACGCAGAGATGATATTGTTTATGTATTATGATTGGAGATATAACTATCAAGACTCTCTTATTGGTGAGCATGGTATAGAAGTAGTTCTTGGTAAAAACAGATATGGTAAGACAGGCAGTAAGGTACTTGGTGTTGTTGGAGATAGATGTAAGATACTCAATAGTGCTGAAGATGCTATGATTGAAATGAAACGATTAAAAAAGGATAAAAGTAATGGAAGTTGAATCGGGTAAATATGGAGTGTGGCTTTCTGAAGGAGAGATGAACACACTAGAAAAAGCTTTAGAATGGTTAGAAAATAGCAGTCATGTATTTAATGAAAATTCAAAAATTGGGTCTATTAAAAATTTAAGAAATGACCTTTCGAAAATAAGAGACGCTGGTGTTCAAATACCAAAAAAGGTTGAGATTCAAGATGAAGAATATATTAATAGTTTAATTGAGTGTAAGGAGTGTGATTAGTGACTAAAACAAAACAAAAAAAACCTACTACCAAGCAATTAAAAAATGATATTACAGTTATAATAAAGGAGATATTAGAATTAAAAGGATACGTTAATGAAGTAGTAACTCCATTTATTACCTCTACTAGAAATATTTTTGAGCAATATCTTGTGTACAAGGGAGATGTAGAAAAATTTACAGAACATATACAAAAGGAGTATAGTGATGAAAAGGGAACTAACAACAAGAGCCCAAAAAAGAGGAAGACGAAACAGGCAAAGGGGAGCAGAGTTACAAAGAATGTCAGTAAAAATGGCAAAGGAAGTAGACCTCGAAGCGTACAATAGAGATAGAGGTGGAGCTCAACACGAAAAAGGAGATGTAGAAATTGAAGAATTGTATTATGGTTGTAAAAGACGAAAGGTGGTGCCAAGATGGATATTGCCTGAGAAAGAAGAAACAGGAGTTATTTTTAGAGGAGATAGGATGAAGCCGTATATTTCTATTTCGCTTGAAAGATATTTGTTATTAATTTCAGCCATTAAAGTATAAGATTTTTTTGGTAATGATGAGTCATCGTGTGGGGTTACGCCTCCTTTCCTCCCCGCGTCGCGAACGATGGCTCACCTAATTATGGGAAATTTTGATATTGATTTAAACTTTGGACTTATCCATGAAGATAAGGTCAGAGAGATATTCGAAGGAAAGGGCTCAATAGAAGTTAAAACAGAACGTGATACATGGGCTAAAACTGGCAATATGGTTATTGAAGTTGAATATAAAAATAAACCATCAGGTATTACTATTACTGACGCTAAATGGTGGTGTCATTTATTTACAATAGATAATGAGATAAAATTTATTACAATGTTTAAAGTAGATGAATTAAAAAAGAGGATTAAGCAATTGAGTAAAACAAATTTAGTAAGGATTACTAAGGGTGGAGATGATAATCAATCAAAGATTATTCTTATACCAATAAAGCAATTGGTAGGTTATGAATGGAAATAATTAATAATATATTTGTCGGTGATAGTAGGAAAGTATTAAAGACATTTCCTGATGATGTTGTTAATACTACAGTTACGTCACCACCATACTACAACCTTCGTGACTATGGTACAGCTACTTGGATTGATGGTGATGAAAACTGTTCTCATTTATCAGATAGGTCTGAGTATGAAACTAATTATAAAAATAGTAAACAATCATCTAACAAGGGCACTCAAAATAGAGATATAATTAAATATGATATTTGTCCTCAATGTGGTGCTAAGAGAGAAGATAATCAAATAGGATTAGAAAGGTCTCTTGAAGAATATATTGAGCAATTATGTCTTGTGTTTGATGAGGTCTATCGAGTAACTAAAGATGATGGTACATTTTGGTTAAACATAGGTGATTGTTATGCTAGAGGTGGAGAGATAAACTCTGATGGTAGACGAGGATTTTCTGGAGCTAAGGGACTTGGTTATAAAAATAAAAAAGTAGATGGACTTACACCAAAAGATTTAATAGGAGTACCTTGGCGATTAGCTTTTGAATTACAAAAACGTGGATGGATATTAAGAAGTGATATTATATGGTCTAAACTAAATCCAATGCCTGAATCATGTACAGATAGACCCACTATGTCTCATGAATATCTATTTTTATTCGCTAAGAATCAAAAGTATTACTATGACCATGAAAGTATTATGGAAAAAACTGTTGGTACTGAATATACCAAGAGAAACAAAAGAGATGTATGGAGTGTTAAAGTTGCAAGTTACCCTGAAGCACATTGTGCTACATTTCCAATAGAACTTATCAGCCCATGCATAAAGTCAGGTAGCCCTGAAGGTGGACTTGTACTAGACCCATTTATGGGTTCTGGAACAGTTGCTCAGACAGCTAAACAATTAAGTCGTAACTATACAGGTTGCGAACTTAATCCAGACTATCACAAAATCATAAATAACAGACTAAGACAAGGAGAATTATTCTAATGCCTGATTATGATAACACAAACAGAGGAGTACTTTTTAACAATGCTTACAAGGAAGATGGAGATAGTAAACCAGACTTTCTAGGTAATGTAAATGTTGAAGGTAAAGAATGGAGTCTAGCCGCTTGGAATAATACTTCCAAAGCTGGTAAAGACTATTTAAGTATTAGTGTATCTGAACCAAGAGAAAAAACTAATGGAACAACAGGAAACAATACAGAAAATACAGACGATAGTATCCCGTTCTAACGAAACCTATAGATGGAATCTAATTTCTAAGTACGCTATTGCCCAATCTGAGATTGGTATTGAGTTAACTTGTGAGATTAAAGATAAAATTATAGGTACAACTCCACTTGATGATGCTCCAGTTGAAAAATTGGAGCGTCTCATCAATAAATTAAGGAAAGAATATGTCAAATTACACCCCAAAAGATGATGGCTCTGTTATGGGAGCGATTATGACTAGGTCATATAAAGTTATTGTGCCTAAAAAAAAGGAACAAAGAAACTTCTGTTCAAGTGACAGTAGAGCAACAGATAAAATGACATTTATATGTCCTAAGTGTAATAGAGGATGGGAGTTTTTAATTACAGCTACAGGAAGTAATAGGCCAAAACATAAAATTACTTTGTACTCAAAAAATATTACAAAGTTTAGAAAAAAACGTAAAATATGTTTTAATTGTGTTAAGGAGAGTACACAATCGAATAATTAATAAAAGCTCCGTATTCAGGAGATTAGACCCCTTATTTTAGATTCCGTTGAATCCATAGAGTAGTTAAGTAATCTTTAGTTGCCTTATCAGAACCACCTTTATCCATTAATTTACCAAGTGGTGTTTGAGATGTTTGTTGCAATACTTCATGCACTTTTTTCTCATGGGCAGCTACTTTAGATAAGTTTTTTTGAAATGAGGGCCAATGTTTACTACCTTTTAATAATTTTAAAGCTCCCCCGACTGGCATCATACCTTCAACAAATTCTCTCGCAGGGTCGTAAGGTTCTGGAGCAACTCTCATACTGTGCTGAGGCTGTTGCTCTAACTCATTCTCAAACATAAGTCTATCCATTTGGCTATGGGCTGTTTCATCTTGCATTGCTGGGTTCATGTATGCTAATAATGGTGTTCTTTCGATAGAACCACCTTCTTGAAAATTACGTCCTTTCATAGATGGTCGTAATTCAATATATAAATCACGAAGTTCTTTCATTCTTCTCTTAGCTTTTGTCATTTCATCGTGAGTAGAATAACCCATAAATCCCTTACTATCAATAAACTTTTTTATTTCTTTAATTTCTTTTTTATATGAATCTACAAGTTTACTTTCAGCTATTCTTTTTTTTAAAACTCTATTAGGAATATATTTACCACCAATCATATTTCCTATAATTTTAGCTCCTTTTCCAATTGGCAAAGCATCTTCTGGATGGAGTCTTCTAGGTACTGACATACTATGTTGAGGTTGTTGAGCTAATCCAGATAAGGGGTCATTATCCATTTCATTTTCTAATAATAATCTATCCATTTGACTATGTGCTGTATTATCAGATACCGCTGATTGTAAGTAATCTATTATTCTTGGCATTAGTAACTCTCCGTATCGTATAAATTTTTATATTGTTGTACTGATTGCATTAAATCTTGTCTTCGTTGAACCCATAATGAATCTAATCCATCCTCTTGAGCTTTTTCTTCATCACTTAATCTAGAGTAGTATTCATTATACTTTGAATTTTTTGTTCTACCCGGAGTTTTTTTCCAGCTAGTAGGTATAGGTCTCATTCTAGTTACAACTCTTTTTAATCTATCTCTTGCTTCTTTTTTTGCTTTTGGTGCAGAGTATCCTTGTTCAGCCATTATAGTATGAGTTAAGTAATGTAAAGCTGCGTAGTATGTTTTAGCCCTCTGTTGTTTATCTTCAATCCAAAATGAATCTCTAAGAGCTCTATAGTAAGCTGTCTTACTTGTAGTACCATCATCATAATCTAAATTATGTTTTTCTTTAGGATAAAAAGCATCAAGAAATTGAGTCTGTCTTCTTCTTGAATCTTTAAATTGTTTTTGAGTATCACCAGTTAAATTTTTCCAAAGTCTTTCATATACATTATAAGCAGCGACTATCTCAGTCATACCATCTTTTAATTCTTTTCCTGCAAACCCAACCTCTCCTCTTAATCCTTCTGATGTCATATTAACTAGCATATCAATAAATGTTTTAGTATTTCTAAATACTACAGGTTGATAAGATTCAACAACTGGGCCATATTCATTAAAAGCATTGCTAAATAATCCTAGTCCTTCAGCTTTTAAAAAGTAATCCAACATATGATTAGGTGTTGTTTTAAATTGATTTGTTCTCTCTTCTCCTAAAACCCAATCATAAAATGTATATAAGGCAAACCCAGTACCCATAACTGATGTCATATATTTCATAGCTGGTATCATATTACCATCTACTACTATAGGTTTTATAACATTGTTTTGAGTAGTCTCTGTCATTCTATAGGCCACTCGATAGAAAAGAGTTAATGGTTTAGCTGCAGATTTACCCATCCAATAAGGTACATATGGTATATCACCTGAACCCTGAGTAACTAATTGACTTCTGTATCTAGCTTTCTGTTGTTCTGATGCTGTAAATTGCATTACTTCACCTTTACTAGCGGCTTCTTTTTGTCGTGTAACCATTCTATTTATTTCTTCTGGACTATACTTAAATACATCCATCAATCTTCTTCTACTAGCAGATACACTTCCTGTATTAGTTGGGTTTTTAATACCTGCCATATTTTGAATATCATTTTTTAATCCAAACATACCTAAAGATGAAGAAAATACCCTATTAAATGCTTCTGTAGTTTGCATACCACCTGCATTTTCTGCTATTTTTCTTAACCATCCAGCTCCTCTAAAAGGTTGTTTAGCTAAAAATAAATCATAACTTCCAATGTGTGTAAATCCACTAGCTTGTGCAATGTTCTTTTCACTACGATACATATCCTTACTTAATAAATGTCTCATGTTTTGCATAAGTTCTTTAGTAGTATATACTGACCAGTTTTGAACTCCAGTACCTAACATAAGATTTTTTATAGAACTAAGAGGAGAAGATAATCCAGTAAGAGCTGATACTCTAGCTATGGGTCTAAAAATTGTATCAAATCTTGTTCTACTTTCTCCGTATAATTGATTCATTAATACTTTTTCAGCAAATTGTCCATACCTTTTATCACCAGTTACTTTAGTTAAATCATTTACTAAACCACTCCATAGTATATTTGGAGTATGTTCAGTTCCATAAGTATGAGCAGTTGCAGTTGAATGAGAAACTCCATCAGCATATTTTTTTAATACTTTATTATAATCTGTTTCATATACTGGAACTACCTCTTCAATAATTGCTTCTCTATTTCTACTATCAGTTATTTTTTCACCTTTTTTGTATAACTCTCCATTAGCTTTTGTTACATTTTTATTATTGTTGGGAAGTTGTATAACTTCCATGTTATCTTTATCCCAAGAGAATTTACCTTCTCTCATTTTTAAATAATAATGAGTTGGTAGTTCAGCTACTCTACCCCATTGTTTTCCATAAACACCTTGAGGGTCTTTCATGCTCATTATTTCAACAAATTGTTGACGAGCAATTTCTTCTTTTCTAGATTCTGTTACTGGTAAATCTTTTAATTCTTTTTTTAGATTATTAATAGCTATTTCAATTTTATTATTACCTACCCCAGCTATTTCCATAAACCTATCTGAAATTTGTCTAGGAGAATAATTAGGTTGATAGAATGAAGAGTGTTTTTTAACCTCAACAGGTATTGGATTTCCCTTATTGTCTAACTTATTACTTAATACAGTTTTAATACTCTTATCTTTAATAAACGCAAGGAATGAATCAACTTGATTCATATGTAATTCTGGGTTTACACTTATTTTTTCTAACTTTATTCGCTTCCCATTCTTATCTAGTAATTCAATAAATCTTTTGTTGTTAGTTTCGCCAGTTTTTGGATTCATAGTTCTAACCCAAGAGTTAGAGCTTATTAAAGCTTTTGACATATCATCAAAAAATCTTCGGTATGAGTTTTCAATAAACTGTCTTAGGTTTACTGCTGGTGTCGTAAATGTTTTAGGAGACACCTCTATTGATTCAAGTTTCTCTATAGTCTCCTTAAATTTTTTACTTTGTCTTTGAGGAGCATATTTTTCATCAAGTAATATTTGAGCATATTCATTTACTTTAGATAAGTTTAATTCTTTATCATATTTTTTTAAATTTTGATTCATAAATTTTTCAAATCTAACTACATCACCCATTACACCAGTACGCCACATAGAAAATCGTTCTAGTTTTCTAGCTATTTTTTGACCAACATAACCAAGTGGTTCAAAATAAGCTGAGGTAGATAAAGCGTATTCCCTTACAACATTTGGCCATAATTTAACACCTGCTATTTCATTTTGTACTTGTGAGTAATTATCTGGATGAACTGTTAAAACATTAACGTCATGAATAAGTTTTGATTCTTTACCATTAATAAGTCTTTCTACTCTAGACAATTCTTTTGTTGTTAATTTACCTAAATAAGTATCAATGCCAGCTCTTCCAGCAGCGGAAGCTGGATATAAAGATTTAATTAATTGAATCTTATCTTGAGCTGTATATCCTTGTTGGTTTAAAGAATTTTTAACTTGTCTTTTTTTATCCTCAAACATTCTAAAATCTTCGCTAGTTTTGTACTGGTCTCGTTGTCTTTTTAAATTTCCTATTTTATTATCAAATATCTTAGGAGATTCAGTAAGACTTTGCCAATCTCTTTCAACTGCTCTACGAGCTTCAAAAGTATCCTCAAATATATATTCATTTTCTCTTAACCCAAACCTAGATGGCTCTACTGGTTTTGGTTGTTTTGTAGAACCACGCTCTCTAGATAATAACTCTGGTTTAAAGAAGAATGGAGATGTCTCTCCTTCAGTTAATGACTTGCTATCAGAAAAACGTGAAATATATTCATTAGAACCTGACTTGTTCAATTCAATTAGTTCTGGATTACTTTCTATTTTACTTAAATTAATTTCTTGAAATTGACCTTCTCTAATTTTTTGCTCTTTAGTTATTAATCTTTCGTAATCGCCTGTTAATTTAGTTACATATTCAAAAAAATGTTCTTCAGGTTTTGGTAATGTAGCAGTTCTAGGTTGGGTAAAGTTTTGTTCAATACCTATCGTTCTAGTATATTTATTATTGGCTACAGCTCTGGTATCCTCTGAAAGTTCTTTTTCTCTAAACCAATTCCATTTTCTTTCAATCCAGCTTACATCTTCTTTTTTCCAAGCCCTCATAATAAATCTTGATTCTTTAATTCTTGAGTCTGGTGGTAAATCTTTTATTCTTTTCCATGTTATTAATTCGTCTGGAGTTAATGATTCAAGTATAAACTTAGGAACTAATAAAAGCCTTGCTCCACGAGCTGTTACATTAGGAGCGCTTTTTTTATTAGTTACAGGATTAGTAAATGTTCCATCAGAATTTCTTTTTAATCCATTTTTAGATAGTATATCTTCAAACATAAGTGCTTCTTGTACTCGTTCCATTTCTCTAGCTTGCAATTCATTTCTTTGTCTTTCTAAAGATTTTTTATTTACTGCTGGATATTTTCCAAATCTATCATAATACACACTTTCTGGACTTTGGTATGCTAATTTTTTAGATGGTACATTTACAGTTATTTCTCTTTGACCAGAGTTAGCATATATTTCATACAACTGACCTAAATTTATTTTTTTACCTGCATTTTCAGGACTAATACCTAATGAAGTAAGTAATGCAATATCATTTGGAATTTCTATTAAACTTTCAGGCTTTGAAGACGAAACTTTTTCAATACTTACCTTTCCTTTTCCTTTCTTACTAGGAGTAGCCACGGATACATATTTTAAATTACCATAATTTTTACTTACAAATTGACCATGTAAATCTGTGGTTAAACCACCACCTGTAGTAGCTCCTAACATACTTTTACTTCCCGGTAAAGAAAATAACTCAGCTTGTTTATCATTTTTAACTAAAGTTGATACATAAGATTCCCAATCATTAAATAGATTTAATTTTTTATCTCCAATTTGTTTTACTCTACTTGAACCATCCATTCTAATATCAAGCTCTACTACTTTATTAAAATCAACAGAATTTTTATCTAACATTACAGTCTTAACTCTTATAATGTTTCCATCTTGATTATCAATACCTACGTACTCAATACCTCTCAATGGATTATTTTTATCTCTTTTACCTATATCTATTATATCAGCGTACTGAACTTTAGAATTATCCCAAGATTTTTCATTACCTCTTTTAGCATCAGATAATCTTGGAATTATTATTCTTTCTCCGGGTTGATATACGTCTTGACCAATAGGTTGTCTGTCTTTATCTCGTAGAGTTAAACCCCTATGAGCAATATTAAAAGCTTCTGGACTTGCTCCCCCTTCATCTCTACCAGACGCTATTCTTTGTATATGGTATTGTAAATCACGTTGATTTTTTATACCTTTAATCATACCTATGTCATTTCTATGCTTTTGCATCTCGGATGGAGTTGGTGGAATATATTCTATTACTTGTTTTCCAATTTGAGATGATGAACCGGGTAGACGCTCCATAAATCCTTTTTTACCTAATTGTATATTAAATAATATATCACCTCTTTCCATTGGGCTCATCCAATTAAGAATTTCTGGCCATTTGGTTAATGATTTAAAATCAGAGGGCTGTAAAGATTCTATTATCTCACCTTCTCTTTTATTTAAAGCTTCTCTATCTTTTGTATAATTTAAAATCCTCTTTCTTCCGCTTTGAACAATATCAGATGGTATTTTTTTAATATCAAATGTTCTTTCATGGGTTTTTAAATCTTCCATGTCTTTTATTTGATTAACTAAAGATTCATACTTACTCTGCATCTCTGGTTCTCTACGTAAAATATCTTCTCCTCTAACCTCATCTATCATTTTGTTTCTGAAGTCTATATCTTTGACATCTCTTTTATCATTCTTTAATGCTGGGTCGTTGTAATCAAATCTATCATATCTTTTTTGTAGTTTTTCCCTAGCCTCTTTTAATGTCTTCCCTGAAAATGTTAATGTTGAACCATCACTATGTTTCTGTATAGTAATAGATGGTTTTTGAACATCAGATTTAGGTGTTGTTTCAATAAGACTAGCCCAATCATCTTTATCTTTTTTATTTCTATATCTAAATCCTTCATTTTCTCTTGTTTTTTTCAATTGAGCGTCTATATTTTTGTTTTGATATATCATTACATTAGCTTCTCGTGGAGAAAAGTTCATTTCTAATAAACCATTATACATTTTATCTTTAATATATCTATTACTCATTCCTTGTTGTACATAATGAAAACCAGTAAGAGTTAATGCGTGTAGTAATCTTTCTTCGGCTGGCATATTTGGGTCGCCATCTCCAGTTAAATAATCACTATATGCCCCTAGTCCCATTAAAGCTAATGGTTCTATTTTACCAGCTTGTTTCATTCCTAACATAGTAGGTAAACCTGCCGCTGTAAAAAGACCACCCATCCATGCATCTTTAGGTATACCCGAAAGTCTATCAGCCATTTCTAATTCACCTAATGGGCCTTCACCTCTTTTTCTTAATACTCCAGTTAATGCAAATGAAGTTGCACTATTTGCAAATCTATTTAATGCATTAGCATATTCAAATCCAAATTTTTCAGCAATAAATTTAACAGATTTTTGATAAGATTTACTTTTACCTAGTTTACCAGAACCCGATGTAAATAAAGGTGTCTTTAATACACTTCTTATTTTTTTACCACTAACACCAGATTTAGTTATTTCATCTACGTAATCTTTTTTTATAAATGATAATTCTTTTTCGTATTCCATTTTTTTTAATTTTATCGCATCATACGATTCAAGTTTTTTTCCCTTAAGTTTCTTAACATCACCAAATTTTTTAAGTGTTTTTGTGTTTTTTCCAATTTTACTTATTAAAGTATAAGCCCTAGCCATTTGAGCTTTAGCAGCTACGGGAGCACCAAATCCACCAGTAGCAGTACTAGCTAATGTTAAGGGTAAAAGACCACCAGCAAGTTCACCTATAAGCATACCGCTCATTTCACCCATTGTCATGTCTTCTCGAGGTTCTTCATCAGCAAGATAACCAAGAGAAGCCCCAGACTTTAATCCTTCCCACAAAGCACCACCAAATCCTACAGGGTCTTTTACACTTAACTCTCCTATTTCTCCCTGATTGGGGGTAACACCTTGTTGTTGTAAGTTTATCTGACGTAAATAGTCAGCGTAGGGGTCTGATACTATTGGTTCTTGTTTTTTACTTAATTCAATAAATTTAGAATAAGGGTCTTTAGATATATTTTCCTTATTTATTGCTTTAAGATATTCTGTATACGGGTCGGCCATTATTAAAAATTAATTATTTTAAAATCCTTGTCCACCAAACATAATTTCTTCTTCTAATTTTCTTTGAGCTTCTTCTTTACTCATTTCTCTTGAAACTTTTTTAGATTTTTTTATAGATTCTCTTCTACGTTCTGATAATAATTGATTTATAGCTTTTTCTCTAATTTCTTTTTTATCATCTTCCTTCATCATAGCTAATCTTGCTTCAGTAGTAAATCCTCTTTTATTATATAATTTTTGTATTCTATTATTAATTTCTTCTTCTTTAAGACTTTCAACGCCTTCGTATTCTGGGTCTGATAGACTTCCAGAGTAACCAGCTACTTGAGGAGTTAAGTCGTAATTAGTTTTATTGATTTCATCTATAATTTTTTTACCAATAATTATAGGGTCAGATTCATATTCATCTTTATATTTTGAAGCAACAGCATTAAATATTTTTTGTTTTCTTTCTTCAGGTAATTCATCAAAACTTCCTACTAAATCTTCGTCAAAACCCTTTAATGATAAAGATTTAGTTTCTTTAGTTTCTTCATCTTCAATACCTTTACCACTAATTTTTTCAAGTAATAAAGTCCCCATTGTAAAAGCTCTTTGAGTAGCTGGAGTTTGAAGTTCATCACTACCTATTTCAATAAGTTTCTGAGCAAGTTTTCTTTGAGAATCAATATCATCAGATTTTTGAGTAATAGTAACCATAACAGCTTCAAGTTGTCTGTCTGATAAATCACCCATATTACTTAACAATCCTTTTACACCCGGTTCAATAAGATTGGCAAATTGTCCTGACAATATATCAAATACTTGTTTATTTTCAATTTGACTTCGAGTTTCTTTCAGTTCTGATGTGACTCTAGCGGCTTCGTCATTTTTGTTATTAGCTATTAAATTAGATGCAAGAGCAGCTCCTACCCTATGTTTGTATTCAGCGTCTCCAGTATGAAAATCTTGCATTTGTGTATTAAGAGTTGCGTCTACTGCTTCTGAATTTTGTAAAGCTTCAAGACCTGCTCCTGTAAGTCCCGATATATTGTTATTTAATCCATTTTTATATATAAGAGATTTTTGAGTAGGCTTTGCTCGTTCAAACATATATTGCCATTCTTCTCTGTCTTTTTCTTGTTTTGCTAATTTTTGTTGTTCGTTATATCTCTTTCTTTCTGTGAAAGTCTGTTCATTATATCTCTGTTCTTCTTTTATTCTTTCTCGATTAGCTATTGATTGCTGTTGATTATATCTTTCATCTTGTTTATTCATCTCTTCAGCTTGAATAAGTCTATCATAATTCTCACCAAAACTATTTAAAGCTGATGTCCAGAAATCTGGAGTTTCCTGTATTTTATCAAATCTACCCATTACTTACCTTTATTATTTTTATTGAATTTCATATTGTCCATTTTCATCAGACCATACATAAAAATCACCATTAAAATATACTGTACCTTGATTAGTTGTTGGTAATGACGCAACTGGTGTGAAGTCTGTACCGGGTAAATTCATTCCTTGTGAATAATCTTCACCGAGGTCTACACTTGTGTCTAATGATTCAGGAGTATAACCTCGAGTTCCTTGTTCACTTTCAAGTCGACCTAACCCTGCGGCTACACTAGCTGCCCAGTCTTCTCTTTCACCTCTAACTCCTTTAAATAAGGATGATTTAGCTGCCCCTTCTTTTTGTAAAAAGTCATCCATGATACTACCTCTAGATTGTTCCATAGATTTTTGTACTCCACCAGAACCAGCAAATCCTGCTTTTGCTTGATATTCACTCGCCGCTTGACCAGCTCCTAATAAATTTTGTCGAGCACCTGTAGTAGCCCCTTGCATACTTCTTGCATAGTCTTCAAAAATTACACCTTCTCTCGCTGGGTCATATTTAAATTGTCTTTCAAATTTAGCTTTTTGTGGACTAGTTGGTTCTATGCCCAGTTTTTTATATATATCATCAAGAGTTTGAGTATTAGATACATCTCCACCATAACTTAATGTACTACCACCAGACTGCATACCCATCATATCCCCAAGCATACCACCCATTTGAAAATTAGAACGCTGAGACATATCAAATCTTGGAGAGTCTTCAAAGTTTATTTCATCTAATTTTTCTTCACCTATGTCATCAACAGCGTTACGATTTAATACGTACTCTCCGGGTTCTAGTAATGCTAATATACTATCTCCGGGCCCTCTACTATATTTAGAATACTCAGCCATTATCTTCCCGGGCTCCTATTGTATTTTAAAAGACCACCTAACTGGTAAGCCATTGGTTGTTGTTGAACTGTACCACCCATATTATATGGTAAAGGTTTAGATACTCCCATCATACCACCCATTTGTCTACCTTGATATTGTTCAGGAAACATAGACATAGCACTTTCATTTCCAGCACCCTGAAGATATTGTTGTATACCTTCTTTTGGAATACTTGAAAAAAATTCATCTCCTTGATATGTTCCTTCAGGAATTAATTTTTGCAATCCTCGTGGTAGTTCAGTTGCACTTAATTCTCCTAATGGTTCTCCTGTAAATGGATTCATCATAGGTTCTAATTGTTGTCCAAATGGAGTATTAGAAGGGTCTTGTTGTCTAAAAAAATCTTGTCCTTTTGAATAATCTTGCATAGATGATAATATGTCTTTTGATTGTCCAGTTAATCCTAAAAGACCTTGCATATTTACTTCATCCATTTCTCTAGAGCCTCTTAAATCTGCTCTTTCAGCGGCTTTACCCATAATTCTTTCTTTATTAAAATCAGCAGTACGAAAAGCCTGCATTAGTTCATTATATTTTGGACTGTCCAACATACCAAGTGGAGCGGCTCCCTGTTTACTTGCCGTTTCAAATACATCATCTCCCATTACTTGAGATTGTAATGTATCTTCTAAAGATTGTGGGCCAAAAACTTCACCTCCTGATTGATAAGATGGTACATATCCACCTTTTTGGAAAGCATATCCACCTTTTTGAAATTGAGTTAATGGATTACCAGTTGATTGAAAATAATCATCAGCTCCTGCTATATCTGCAACTGGCATATCTTCACCAAATAATTTAGTATCAGTTGGAGGTCTTAAATTAATACCAGTTTTAGACATTAATAATTTACCAGCTTCAGATTTTAATTGGTCTCCAGCAACTCCAGCTAATCCAGCTTTTATTTGAGCTGCCCCAGCTCCTAAAGCTTGTCCTTGCATTTGTTTATCAAGACCAGATTCAGATTTTATTAAATCTTCATAAGCCCTAGTTCCTAATCCTGTACTACCCATCCCTATTTCTGGCCCTGAACCAGATAACATTTTTGAACTACCTAATGCACTACCAAGTGTAGAAGCAATTGCTTTACCAACCATAACTCCTCCGGGCCCAAGTACAGGAGTAAGTAATGTTCCAGCAGCTAAACCAGCTCCTTTCCCCAAGATGTTACCCAAAAGACTTCTTTTAGATTGATATTTTTTAAGTTCTTTTTCTTTTCTTGCTAAATCTCTTTGTGCTATTCCCCTGTCTCTTTGTAGACCAGTTCCAAATGCAGCTTGTGAAAATCCCGGTACGTATCCCATAATTATAATTCCTTGTTGAACGCAACTATACTATATTGCGAGTTTAATATAAAGCTAGCATTATTTAAATACCAGTTATTTTTAATCCATTCCATAATAATCTATAAATATTATTAATGTTCCTGATGTAGAGTCAGTTGTTCCATTACTTGATTCAGCATTACATACATATACATACTGGTCAGAAGCTCCATTTCTTATGGTATCTCTACAAAGCCATACTTCTTTAGGGTCATTTTTTAAATCAATATCAGCAGAAGTTGCACTATCAGTAGAATCTGTATTAGCTACTCCCCTACCTAATAACTCTGTACCTGATGATATTGATGAATCAGCCGCAGTCCCAGAAGTAGCCGACATTTGAATATTAACAACATGAGTTGATAAGTTACTTGCAGTTTTAACTACAGCGGCTACATTAGTTATGATAGCATTTGCAGGTATTTTTACATTAGGTAATTCTACAATTACAGAATTATCTGAACTGTGAGCAAACCTTATGTCTTGTTCGACTGCTATCTTATGGTATCCTTGTGCAATTGATAATGATGCTTCTGGTCTATTAGTTTTAATTCCTAATGAACCATTTACATTTAAAATCTTATTAATTTTACCAGAACCTCTTACTTCAAGATTTGTATCTACATATTGACTACCATCTTTTGTTAAATATGTTTTCCACAATCTACCCTTATGTTTTTTAAACATAGCTAATTGTTTATTATTACTTAAAACAAAATTAGTAGAACCCTCTGGAATACTTCTAGATACAGAACCATCTGTATTTATAGATGGAGCAGTTGAGTTCATTATTTTTCTTATATCTCTATCTGACATTAGGCTGCTTTCTTATTTAGTATTCTATATTCAACTACAATATCATTAATAGCAAATTTTGAATCTTCAGCGAGAGCATCAAAATTAAATCTAAAAGCAATACTTTGACACGATACTGGAGTAGCTGATGGTTTTAATTTTATAGTACTGTAATTATAATTTGATGAGTGAGTCTGTGGAATAGTATCACTTGAATGATTAAACGCTACCCATGTTCCACTATTATTTGTCATGTATTCAACTTCAGAATCATTTATAGCTGTACTTCCACTATGTCTATAGTTAATATATATAGAATATACTTTTTTAGTTTTACCCGCTTCATTAAAATCTAAGTCTGGAGTTTGTAATAGATATGATGTATGAGCTTGTTCTGATGTTTTATGAGATGTCACTACTACTTTATTAGTACCAGCGTCACCTAAGTTTGTACTTTGAGTATCATAAGCAATTAATAATTTTCCACTACTGTCATTAACCATGTTACTAATATTTGGAGTAAATGAACTTCCATTTGTAACTCCACTATTACTTTTATTTGGAGCTGCGTTTGTACCATAGTACCAAGATTTATATCTAAAATCATAATAAAAAGCGTGTGAAGAACTACTTGGTCTATCAATAAATATTGCTTGTTTTAAATCAGGAATATAACCAACTACTATTGAATTAACTGATGAAAACGAACTCCAATTCACAGAAGAATAACTTGTAGAACCATCATCAGCTATTTTATTATCTGTAATATTAGTTACAGTAGAACCATCATATAAATACGCTCCATTTTTATTAGCCCACACTATTCCGTATTCTGTATTACATACTGAATATGGATAAAAAGTACCAGCGTAGGGTACTGTTTTTTCAAGAAACCATCCAGAGGCTGATGGAGATGCTATATTTAATATTTGTAATGTCCTTTGTTTAAAAGCTAATAATCTATCTCCATAAAAAGAAAGATTAACATAGTCTTCACCATCTCCTTTTGCAACATCAATAAAGTTATGAGATGGGAATGTATCAAATTTTCCTATTTCACTATACATTATTCTATCACCAAAATGTGAAAAATCATTAGATTGAGATTCTAATCCTATATTGTTTTCATCATACTTAACATTAGCTACAAAAGCCCTACGACCAGCTACTACAGCAGTTTTATAACCAGAGTTTTGTTGACCAAATGCTATTTGTTTTGTAGATGGGGGAAATCCATTAAGAGTTTCATATGTATCTAAATTAGGTTTTGATGATTTTAAAATAAAATAAGCACTTCCTCTATTTCCTACTGTATCTGTATTATTAACCCTATATTCGCCAGTTCCGTCTAATCTCCATTGAAAATATTCATCTTCTAAAGTAGTTCTTGCTCCATCTTTTATATCTATATCAGCAAATAATACCCATTCATCATTGCTTAAATGTTCACGAATATATATTCTACCACCACTAACTCTTCTTGGATATTCATTATTACTATCTCTTTGAGCATACACACTAAAAACTAATTTTTTACCTTCAGTTGCATCAAATGTAGTTGTTGCAATATTATCATCATCAGTAAAAGACATTAATAAAGATTCTTGATTTCCATCATATATAAATGTACAAGCAAATTCATATGTTTTTTCTTCCCAATCTCCTTTATCTCCACCACTTATAACAGATAGTCCCCACCCAGCTCCCTTAGTTGGAAATTCTGCTGAACCATCTGGAGTAGCTGCAAAAACTGCACTTGTAGGAGCCGCTAAATCATTATTTTCTTCATATAAAGAAGATGGTATAGTTCTACCCATTATTGTTGAACTAGTAATAAGAACATCTCTTTCTATATGACCATACCATTTAGGAGTAGCTTCATTTTTATGATTACCATCAGCAACTCTTAACGCTCCATCAGAATAATAATAAACAAATTCAGATACCTCACCTGAATCTGCTGCATTTAATAAACTTATTTTATCTGTTGAAATAGCATTGTCACTATCTATAAATACATCAACTTTTCCATCATCTGTATTTCCAACTGCTAATAAAAAATCACCAACAAATCCTAATCTTTTAATAGAAACTATTCTATCATTAACTACATTTTCAGCAGTTAATGTAGTTTCTTTTAAATTCAAAAATGTTGATACCATAGCTCCGTCCATTGTGTGACTATTAGAACTTTCAACAGTTATTTGAGCGTCATTAAGAGCTGATGTAACACTTGTAACAGTAAAAACACCATTATTAGATGATTCTTCAGCACCAGATATAATAATTTTTACTGGTAAATCACTAGCAGAAACTCCCGGAATAACATTATTAGCAGTCCAAAAATTATCATCATTAACAAATATTTTATTACTATCAAAAAAACATAATGTATATTCACTATTACCATCGGGGCCTTGACCAATATCACCAGTACTACCATTTGCTCTAATACTAGCCCCTCTTACACCTATAGGGTCATCAGCTTCAAAATAAAATAATCCATAACCGGGATTTAAAGACGCTGTAAAATTATCTACATAATTAGTTCCAATTCGATAAGCGTCATTATCATTTTCAGTATTCCATTCAGAACGTGGTACTAACTCTCCATTTTTAGATACATTCCAATTTCTACAATCAGCCATTTCTCCAATAGATAAGTCTCTAGGATTCTTAACATTGTTAATTCCTCTACCGAAATTATTAATACTTAAAAATTGTTTTGGCATTAGTCTAATAACTCAAAGTGAACTAGGTCATCAAAATTATTATCTTTGGTTGTGCGCTGTCCTTTAAATAAAGAACTAGCGTTCCAGTCGCCACCCCAACGTATTTTAACACCCATAGAAGTAGCCGTAGCGAGTACAAAACCACCGAGGTAGTGGAAGTCATCCCTTGCGTCCCAATCTATCGGATACGGGGAAATATCAACAGCTTTACCTTTTACGTGCTTTCCAAATTTTGTTTTACTTTTACCTTGAGCAACTAATTCATTTTGTCTTTTTTGTGAACGTAATCCCTCTATAACAGTAATATCAAAATATTTACATACTTCATTAAGAACATTGACCAGTTTAGGGTCAACTCCTTTTAATCTACTTTTACTTCTTCTTCCTAATTTTGGCATTTTAAAACCTCTTTAGTACTTTTTTTATTTCAACAAGCATTTTATCATCTTCTTTAGATGGAGTTAACTTTACTATAATGCTTACTACTTTTAATATAAAAGCTTTAACACCCATTTTTTTAACTTGTCGTTTGATATAACTTGATAACATACTCATTATTTAGATTCCTTTTTTAACATTTTTGTTAGACCTTGAAATACAACATCAACTAAGATGTCATCTTTATCTGATGGAGACAACTTGACTATTTTTTCTAAACAGAAAAAAATTACAAGAACTGTTTCCCAATTTGCACTTAACCATTCCATTGCATACTCCATGTTATTATTGTGGTTAAAATAGCCATTCCACCAAGCGTATAATTACGCCAGTTTTCTAATGACCTTGTTCTATTATTAGCAAGTTTTAATTGCTCTTTAATATCGGGTAATTCCCTATTAAGAATAGTTTCTATTCTTGTAAGCCTTTCTTTAATATCACCTCTATAATCGTCTATGTTATCATAATCCATTATTTACTATTTCCATTCATACGACTCATTATTCCATCCATTCTTGATAATTGTTTTTCTAAATCTGACATAGCTTCTATTTGAGCTTCATAACGTCTATCTCTAACAGAATCTGATTCATTCCATCTAGCGATAAGTTTAATAATCATACCTTCCATATTTTCAATAGTCTCACTTTGACCTCTATTTTCTACTTCAAGATTTCTTAGTGACTCTTGTTGCGCTTCTGATTTCTTTGACATAGATATAACAAGGTAAACAAACATAACCCCTACTACGCCTATCATTCCAGCTTCCCCGTATATTGCCATAAAGTCCATTATTTCTTTTTCCGCTTTCCCCAACTTAATGGGTTAATGTTTTTCTCATACCAAGCTACTTTTTCTGCCAACTCTTCTCGCTCAACCCTTTCTTCCAAGATGTGTTTATCAAGTAAATTCCCAATGTTTTCATCAGCAACAATAATTTTATTTTCAAGGTCTCGAATCCTTGATTCAATTTGCCAATAACCATATACCAACGCTCCAACCAATACACAGATTTGTAAAGCCCACTTAAAGTTAATAGTGATAGCCATGGAATCTCCAATGACTTCTCCTTTATAACTCCTTGCTCCGTTGTTTTCACTCACTTAATTTCCCAACCAACAACACTACTAATCAATATAGGTATAATAAACAGATATATTGTAACTTGTTGTAGTATTTTTATTATTCATTATTTAGAACCAAAGACCTTAGAAAAAAATCCTTTCTTTTTCTTAGAACCTTTCTTAATAATTTTCTTACCTTTTTTCTTTTTCTTTTTAACATCTTCAGCGTTAGCAAATTGCTCATAAGTTACAACTGGTTTACTATTATTTGAATCTGTACCAGTTACAGCAATTAAAACTAGAGAGGTTAATAAAGTTAATATACTTTTCATTTTACACCTTTATATGTTTGGATACTTCTTTAGTACCACTTAGTTGAGGAACTATTCTTGTTAATAATTCCGATTTAGTTTCACTAGAACCATATGAGATTCCACGTTTATCATAAAAATCTTTTATTTCTGCTTTAGTATTTGTATTAGTAGGATAATCTACTTGTGTAGTAGCAACACCATTTATCATATGATGTTTTCCTATTATTATTCTACCATGACCATCACTATGTTTCTTTGCACATTCATTAACATAATACTCTTCAGCAACTTTAAAACTATTTGTTTTCTTAGCTACTTCGCCATCTACGTCTACAAAGTATGTATATGCAGAAGGATAAGCCAAGGTTTCCGTTGTTCCATCAGTATATGTTTTTACTCGGGTTGAACCCGGTGAAGTATTTCTATGGACTCTTACTCGATGACCTTGGCTACACCTTCTTACAATCATTCTACTACTTCACCTTCTAAGGATTGACGAAGCATATGCACCTGACCTTGCTTCCATCTTTCTAATCGGTTTATTTGTACTTGATAATTGTTTACATCATCAAGTATTTGTTTTTGATAATCAGTCATATCTTTAATAATATATTCTTTATCGTCAAGATTCAAGACTGGATTTGGTTCGATGTCCTTCTTAGCCATTATTGACTCCTTACTTGTTAGTTAATTATTTTTTTTCTAATGCTTCTACTTTCGCTGTTAGTTCTTGTACTGCTTTAATTAATGGTGCTATAAACTGTACATAATCAGCACCTAAATAATCACCTTTATCTGTAATGCCAGCAAAATCTTCATTACTACTTTCCTTTAATACTTCCTGTACTTCCTGTGCAATAATACCATATTTTAACTTTTCTGGTTTTTTGTCATTTATAAACTTGTAACTTACTGGTCTAAGTGCATTAACAAATGATAAACCCAAATCGGTATCATTAATATTTTCTTTTAATCTTTTATCTGAGGTGTTTATTGTACCATTAGCATACATTTCACCATCGCCATCTTGAGACATATACACTTTAGTTACAGAAGAATTACCAAGTGTTACTGAGTTGTTTACTACTCCTGTTGTACCATTACCTATTACTGTTTGATTTATAGCACCCGAAGCCGAAGGGTCGGTTTCATTACCAATGCAAGTATTGTTAAGTCCATCCGTAATTGCATCTCCAGCCGCATGACCTACTGCTGTATTTCTATCAGCATCGCCATGAGAAATAGATTCTAAAGCTTTGTGTCCTACCGCTGTGTTGTAAATACTCCCAGAGGGTGCTAATTTGAGAGCGTTATAACCGATTGCTGTATTATTAAATCCATCTGTATTAGTCATTAATGCTGAAAATCCTACAGCAACATTACCAGCTCCAGATGTGAGGGCTGTAAGTGCAGATTTTCCTATTGCAATAGTACCAGAGGCTTCTTCTTCTAATGATGCATCTAAAGCAAGACTACCTATAGCAACGCAATCGTTTACAGCTTCTGTACCAATAGCCCCACCCATTGCTGAATATCCAATCGCAACATTATCGTCTACTTCAGTTGTAGCATCACCTAATGCGTAAGCTCCAATCATAACATTCTGCAAACCTGTTGTTATGTCTAACCCACATTCAAAGCCCATTGCTGTATTGTAAGCATAAGTACCAGAGCCATTTTGGTCTTTTAAAGCTTTATAACCCAAAGCAGTGCTTCCACCCGAGCCATCTTCTGCATTTAATGATTCATAACCTATGGCGATATTCCCAGCACCAGTTATAAGACTTCTTGCCGCATCATATCCAATCGCAATTGTTCCGTCAGCATTAGCAGTCGCATTTCCAGCATACATTGCGTTCTTTCCAATTACTACTGCCCTATCTATGTCTGCTGAATTATATAAAGCCTCTGCCCCGATTACTGTGTTATTTGCCCCAGTCGTTAATCCATACGCACTATTGAAACCGAGGGCGATATTCTGATTTGACGATACGACTTGCCCTAAAGAATTTCTACCGATTGCTACGTTAGATTCTGCATCTTGAATCGCTATCCCAGCTCCCGACCCCATTACGACATTTCCATGTCCAGAAGTCAAAACATTTAGTGCAGTATATCCGATGCCGACATTATGGTCTGTAGTAGCAGTAAATGTACCCCTTCCAGCTCTATAGCCTATCATTACGTTCCCATCTGTATCGTGAGAGCCTACGTTTTCGCCAGCCTCTTGTCCAATAAATATATTCCCAACAGCACCAGCAGCTCCAGGCATCCCAGCTAAATATCCGAATACTGTACTTGATGTTCCTGTGTCATTATTACTTAGAGACATTCGGGAGTTAGCATCTAGCTTAAATCTTAACCCATTAGAACCGACCTTAAATTGCATTGTATCTGTGCCAGTAGAAGTGTATATGATACTTCCTTCTGTAGTATCAGCTTCTTTAAATAAAATCCTTGCTTCATCATTTCCAGCATGGTCAAAAGTCAATACAGCCGCACTATCAGATTCTATTTCTATTCCATGATTCCCGTCAGTTGTTTTGACGTGAAGGTTTGTTGCTGGGTCACCAGTTCCAATTCCAGTCCACCCATTTTTATTAATGGTCATTCTTTGAGCCATAGCACTTGAACCATCTGCTGTAGTCCAAAATTCAAGTTGACTAGGTCTATCATTCGTGGTTGCGTTCCAAGTGTCCGTTACAAGACATCTTATCATAGATGATACGCCATCTTCATTTAATGAAACATCTGTATCGTTACCAGCAAATTTTATCATGCCAAGTTCTGGGTCAGTTGAGGCATCAATCGCAGTAGCTGTGTTTCTTAATACAATAGTTGCTCCATCTGAATTGCCACCAGTACCAGCTACTTCTAATAATGTAGAGGCGTTTGTAATGGCTTCTCCAGAATCTATACCAAATCCGGGCGTAGTAGTTCCAATTCCTACGTTTCCATTAAATGTAGCACTTCCACCACTTCCTATTCCAAAAGTTAAGTTTGTGCCATCTCCAGCTACATTAGAATTACCACCAGCCCAATAAACTTGTTTACTACTCTCCAGTTTAATATGATGTTTCGGATTGACTGTACTATCAGATGTAATCCTCATTGCTTCAGCTAATGCACCACTTGTGACTTCAGTCTTAAATAACAAAGCAGCAGAGTCATTAGCTCCGTCATTTATTGCTTCAATAACCGCAAGCTGACCATCTATAGCTCTATTGCCGAAATTAATCTGACCCAATGTTCCATTTGTTGCGGATGTATATTGTTCAAAGTACATTGTTGGGTCTGAACCAGCAGGTGCTTTAGCATATAATCTTGAGTTCGTAGTATCAACTATAAATATATCACCAGCATCACCATTTTTTCTAATTAATAAGGCTTCTGCATTGGTTACGTCTATTATTGAAGTTCCTTGAATAACTTCATTTGTTGTAATTGCGGTACTGCCAGATACAGTTAAATCTGCATCAATAGTTAAATTACCACTTATTGTACCACCTGATGCTATATGTTCGTCAGTTGTTGTTATAAATCCCATAATTTACTCCTAACCTAATATATATCTAATAGTACAATCTGAGCTACCTTTACGTTCCCATTGAAGATGTATTTCATCTCCATCTTTATCGTATATTCCGTGAGGTATTTTTAACGAGTATATAGTATCTCCACCTTTTAAATATAAATCGTTAGATGTACTTAAAGCATCTGAACTTGAAGTTTTAAAAGTAAAGTAAAAATCTTCGTCTGATTGTAGGTGTATTGTATGATAACCATCTACTCTAACTGTAGAGGCGGTTGAACCAACTGTAGCCACAGATTGAACTTGCCAATCTCCTGCAGTTTCTACGGCTAATGATTCGTGAGCTCTAAATTTTTGTACGTTTGCCATTCTATTCTCCTATTAAATTAACTTAGCTTGCGGGGCGAGAATGCTCCCTATCTAAGATTACATTAAACTAACTGATTTCAGTACTCTACTTCCACCAGTTTTATCACGTTTTCTCATTCCATATCTTTTTATGGATTCATTGAATTTTAATTGATGACTATTTGATAATTGCATTGATGTAGATACTATGTTAGGGTCTGAAGCATTTCCAGCCTTATCCATGTATAAACATTTTTTAACATAATCAACTATCGCTAAATGCATTGTATTATCTAAATCTAAGTCATCATTAATAGATACTACACTATTTGGTTCAGCATAATAATGAAGTAATAACCCATCGGTTACAGCTTCAGATATAGCCTTCCATTGTTTTCTTTCTGTAGTTCTTGTATTACCATCGCTATCAACATTTGTAATAAGGCATATCTTATCACCTTCTATAAACCATCTAGCTCTATCATCTGGATATTTAATATTACTTGCCATTATCTATCATCCGGTGTTGTAAGAGCTGACTCACTTGAATCAGCATCCATTAATAAAATATTTTTATCTATAAGTCTTGGAATCTGTATATAATCTCCATCTTCATCCATCAAATCTACTCTATAAACCTTATTAGCTTCAAGGTTATTTCCGCTAGAATCTTTAGCATCATCTCCTATTTTGTACCACATTTGGTCTGCAACTGTACTTAATTTAGATTGTACTGGTTTTGTACTATGCATCCCAATTTCTACTAAAGCATCGTTTACGAGATTTAAAACATAATTCTCAGGAACTGCTGGAAATATTTGATGTATCCTACTTATAAGTTGTTTTACTGATATTTTATGTACTGACATTAGTCTTTATATCCACTTAAAAATTTTTGAACTCCACTTTCATAATCCGCTTTAAACATTTCTATTCTTCCAGACATCCATTGATATTCTTGTGTCTTTTCAGCAATTTCTTGTGAATATGTTTGTACTTCCGCACTTACAAGAGCTTGATATTTTGAAGAGTCTGTTGATACTCTATTTAATTCTAATGTATAATCTTGTATCGCAGCTTGTAAAGTCATATCAGCTTCTTTTTGAGCATCTTGCATATTTATTTTAGATTGTTCTAAATTTCTTTGAATACCAGCTTGATAAACTACATTTGCTTCGTTAAAAGTATTTAAAGAATCTGTAAGAGCTAATTGATAAGAATTAAGATATGTAGAAATTTTTTGTATTTGAGCACTCGCTAATTCAACATCTTCTTGGTCTTCTATTAAATCACCAGCAACTGAAAACCATTTAGAAAAATTTAAAAAATCAGCATCTGTTCCAGAACCAGAACTATCAGCATCCATTGTAGCTGTTAATGATTCAGTAACTCCACCTACTGTTGGAGGAGTATAAGAAGGAGCTGTTGGTAAAGCGGCAATAGCAATAGCTGATACAGAACCACCAGATATACTAGGAGCACTAGGAATTGTAGCGGGTGCAGATGCACTTAAACTAAATGTACTAATGTTTATAGCTCCTAATGCATTTTGTAATGATTTTATACATCCGTATAAAACAACAAGGTATTCAGCTTCATCTGGAAAAACTGCAATTGCACTATCTCCAAAAGCTACTGCGGGATATTGTACTTCATCATACTTACATGAACCACCTTCAGGAAGAACATTAATTTTATTATTTTGAGTATAGAATACAGGGTCAGTTACAGAAGCGTATCCCATATCATCAGGGTCAGTTACATGACCTTTATCATCTGCTCTTATTCTTCGACATACTCTATCAAAATCTCCATCACTTCTATATACTCTAAGTATTTTACCTGTACTCATTGTTTCAGATTCACTATTTGGAGCAGTTGATGTAAATGATTGTACAGAAGCACACCAATCAAGAAGATTGGGTGGAAGAATGTTTATTATTTCTTTAGCCCCATCAGTAAGAAATTGAGTTAATTCAGTTTGAGTAGGAGCGGTATCTCCAGCTATTGCTAAACTTGTCAAACCTTCTACTTGAACTTCAAATGTAGCCATTAAGCACTCGCTACAATCATTTCAATATCAACTGCATTACCACCGGGATTACATGATATTTTTGTTAAATCTGTCATTGTTCCAAAACTAGGAGACGTATCAGCTTCCGCTAATAAAAGAGCTGTTCCACTTCCAAGAATATGACTTTGATTAGCAGCTAAAGTAACTTGATAATTAGTAGCTGAACCAACAATTCCAATTTCAACTGCGTTTGTACTATCTAGGTTTGTTATTCTAATGTATTTACAGTTTTCAACATCTAAAGCCCCACTTGCATCGTAAGTATCAGTAGAAAATACAACAACTGTTGTAGTGTTACTAGCTGGGCAAGTAACAATTCGTTTATAAATATCAGTTATACTACCTATCTCTAATGTTCTTTTAGAACCATAGTTTTGATTATCTAGTATAATGTCTTCTTGTATTTTTACTTTTAATGTAGCCATTGTTATTTCTTCTTCTTAGCTGTTCTTTTTGATTTTTTAAATGCTTTTGCAGTTGGAGCACCCTTAGTACCGGGTTTTCTCATTTTTTCACCACTACCAGCTTTAATACGTTTACGTTTTGCATGGATATTTGCATATAAACCTTTTTTCTTTGGCATTATTTTTTTCTCCAACTTTTTTTAGCATTAACTTTAGATTTTTTACTTAACTTTCCAAAGTGATATAGTTTTTTAGATGATTTAGTATGAGTTTTACCACTATGCAAATCACCATTTTTCATTTTATGCATACTACCTTTCCAAGTTTTTCCTTCTTTTGTATAATGTCTTACACCTTTCATAATTACTTTTTTTTCTTCTTAGCTTTATTTCGTTTACTTATTCCGGCCGCTTTTCTTTTTGCATCCGCTTTTGAACTAGCTCCCCATGCTCGTAAAGAAAGTAAAAGTCGTGTTGGTTTACCATTTTTCTTTTCTGGGCCAGCCATTCCTCCCATACGAGCTAAAAAAGAAGCCCTTCTAGGATTATCACCTGATTTAACAGGTGCTTTTAATGTTCCACCTGTTTGTTTTTTATAACTAGCTCTTCCTTTTGCGTTTAAACTGCCTTTAGGATTTTTACCTGCTTTTCTAGTCCACGCTGGAGATTTCTTTTTAGTAGGCATTATTTCTTCTTTTTCTTAGCCATTCGTTTTTTTGCTTTTGCCGCTGCTTCTTTTCCCTTCTTAGTATAAGGGTATGTTTTTTTTCCGACCTTTGGCATAATTTTTCCTATTCATGTTTTTAATATCTTCCTCAACTGTTGTATTAGTTAATTCAATATCGGTTCTTTTTGCTAATTTACTCATCATGAATAAATTAGTCGTAAACTTAGATTCAGATGTTTTATTACCGCAATTTCTGCAATTAAACCATCTTTCTGGATTAGGAGATTCACAATGAACACAATTCATTAAGCTCCACCAACAACCATAGTTAGTATCCTATCCCCATTTAATTGAGTATGGGTAATAGATAGAATTTTATTATTTGTAGAATCTAATGTTTCTACGTAATCTTTTATATCCCTAGCTAAAGTACCAGCATCATTCGCTTCAGTACTTGTATTAGCGTGATGAAGAAAAACTTTTACTTTAACATTATTGTATACTGCCATGACATCTCCAATTTAATTTTTTTTAGATTTGGGGGTCGCCCTTTATACGACAACCCCCACAGTTCTAAGGACTGTTTAACTTTATGTATTTAGTTTATGAAGTAGTAACAGCTCCATCTTTACCAGATTGACCATTTAAAAACCAATGACCACCATAAGCGTCGAGTTCTATAAAGTCACCTTTTAATGCAGATGTTCCTAAAATAACATTAGATACACCAGTTGCACCATCGGCACTTGAACCCGGGCCATCATCGCTAGTATCAACTTCGGTTTCATTAATCTTACCGAATACAATTGCACTACCAGCAGCAAGTGTTATCGCTGCGGTTGGAGTGTTTTCTTGTACCCAGAATTTATAATTTACTCCGTCTTCAATATCAGCACCAGTTGGTAAAGTAATTGAAAAAGCACCACCAGAAGATTCTAAGTAAAACTCTTTTCCACTATCAACTTCAGTAAGGGTTCTTGCGACTCCTATAAGTTCTACTTTTTTCTTCCAATCAGTATGTTGGCTGTTTTGATTTAGCACGTCACTTCTCATTTTACACACCCTCCAAATTAATTAAAGCATGAGTTTCAGGAAGAGAAACTTCAAGACCTGCTTCTGTAAGAATCATGTCTTTTCTCAAATCTTCATCTGCTGCTTGAACATTTGTTTGGATAGAGGTATCACGATTAATACCATTACCAACAAGAGGTCGATAAGATACATGGTCTAAATCAACCATACACATAAACCCTGCTGACATACCTCTAAATAAAGGTTCTTTAACTAGAGAAATATCACCATGAACAGTTTCAATCTTCATAATACGATGTCCAAATGAACCTGTACTTTTTTCAAAGTTATAAGCGATAGATGCCGCATCAGTTGCAACAGCCATACTATTATCAATAAACCCACTTAATTTATTAAAGTGTGAAATTACAGGAAGACTAGCTAATGCTAGTTTTGATGTACTTCCACCCCTTGCTGGGTCAAATATAACTTCAAAATCAGAAAGTAAGTCATCATAAGTCCATTGTGCGGCTGTATTAGATTTTAAATAAGCCTTATCTTCTGTATAAGATAATTGACTTCCATCTAATACTGCTTGAGATTGAGAGTTTGCAATTATATGACCTGCGATACCATCAGTATAATTAATACTGTTAGCAGTTCCACGCATACCAAATAACATCGCACGTTCAATGTCAACCTTATGTTCTCTTAGTTTAAGATTCCAGATACGTTGCCATTCGTCAGCGTATCCACGATAAACTTGTGCTCGAGCTGTATTACTCATTTCACAAGCTGTTTTAAAAATCTGAGTATATCCATAGTCATGGTCTAATTTTTGAGACCATACGTCTGGAGCCCCAGAACCTTCTTCAAATGCAGTTCCGATAACTGTACACTTCGTATTATTATCAACAGCCGTGGTAGAACCATTAGCTGCGGCGATAGTAGTTACGTTTGCTGTAGTTACTGTGGCAGATGATTGAACAACACTATTAACTCGAACAGTTACCCATTCAGGTTGAGATGTTGAATCATCGTCTTCACCAATAGAAACAACCATACCGGGAATAAGCCATGCGACATTAGCCCCGCCTTCGGTATCAAATGTTACTGATGTTGCACTTCCAGCGGCAGCAACTGTAACAGCTGCTTGAGCTAGAAAAGCCCTATCAGTAATAGATACTTTTGTTCTATCTTCTAAAAATCGAAACTGAGAATCTGTAGTAGGCACTTTTGCTACTTTTGACAGATATACGAAAAATGGAGACTCATCGGGGGATAGTTCTGCTACCCTATCACTAAAGTCGAATAATCGTCTTGTGTGAAAATCAGTATTAGATGTCCCCGCAGTTCTTGCGCCATTTGCCGATAAACTGCCTGCACTATATGTTGCCATATTCAGTACTCCTTAGTTTATTCATTATTATAACACTTTACTTCTGCTTCCCGCTCTTAATATAGAATCCCACATCACATCTTTTTCAGACTTTGGTTGATTGGCCTCTTGGCCTTGTAGGACTCCTGCTGTACGAGGAGCTTCTTTAGCGGCTTGAACCGCTTCAAATGAACTAGGAACTGGTTCATTAGATGGCAAAACGGCAGATTGTTGATTCTTTGATTTAAAAACATCAACTAACGTATCCAGAGTCATGCTGCTACCCGGGTCAGTTGACCATTCCATAAATTCACGAACCTCTGATTCTGTCATCTTATGACTATTTCTTAGGTCATTCATTGTATTATTGATTAACAGTTGCTCTTGCATTTGAGCATTTTGTTGACCCATAGCCTGATTTACAACTTCTTGTTCTTTTTGTTCTCTGAACTTGAAACTTGCTGAATCAGGTTTATAATACGCATCCCACGGATTAAATTCATCCTCGGGTAAAGAAGTTTGGTTATTAACAATGGATTGCCTCTGATTAATGGCTCCAGCTATTTGTTCCATATCTTGTTTCATCTTAGAATTTTCAGCCTTTTGTTTATCATACATTGACTGAAATTTTCTAGTTTCATTTTCCCAATCTACTTGAAAGTTTTCACTATTGGATACACCTTTATCAGCTACAGGGACATTTTCATATCCAAGTTCTTCATTATATCCATTATTATCTAATACCTGTTCTTCTTGATTGATTTCACTCATTATTATCTCCTTGCAATATCCTTAATTTTCGGGAATAGAACCGAGACCTTCACCAAATTCTTCCATTTGAGGTTTCAATTTTTCCATTTCAAGCTGTACTGCGCTGTTGAGTTTATTCGATTGTACTCGCCTATCGGCCTTAGCATCAGATTGCACCTCTGAAAGTTTGGATTTAAATTTCTCAACCTCAACCCTCTTTCTGTCAGATACAGATTCTCTTTGTGCCGTCTGCAAGTCTCCTTGCAATTCTTTGTTTTGTTCAGAAAGTTGCTGTACTTGTGATTGCAACTTTTGAATCTCACCCATTCTTTCAATGAGACCTTCTTTATCAAAAATTTCTGGATTCTTTTTAATTACTTCTGTTCTATCTATTAATCCCATTTGATATGCTTCTGCATATACTTGGTATTCAGTCCATTTACTTGTAGGTAATGTAGAACCCGGTTCAATACTAACATCATGTTGACCAATATTATGTCTATCTTTTTGAATATCCATTATAGTTTCACTATAGTTATCATAGTAATTAGCCATAACTTCGTTAAGATTATTGTTAGCTTGTGTTAATCTAAAAATCTTTTTAAATGTATAATGTCCTTTTGACATTCCATATATAACTTGACCAAGTTTTCTAATACTTAATTCAATATCACGTAGTTTAGACTTAGGTCTTTCAGCTCCTTGAGCCAACATTCTTTCAGTTCCACGAACTGTATCTGGAGCTTTTTCAGAAAAACCATGCATTAGTTCTGGAAGTCCAAATGTAAAATCTATATAAAATTCACATGACTGAATAAGTTTATAAAACTCTCCTGCTAGTGGTGTAGGAGCTGGAAAGTGTGGTTCTCCTTGAGAACTATCAACTTCTATAACAGCATTAGGATTAGACCAATCTTGTTCTAATTGACTAATATCATCTACACTACCTATTGGA